TTGTCTGCTTCGTCGATGATAATGACTTTGTGACTTGCCTTAGACGTAAGAGAGACTGTTGACGCGAAGTTCTTCGCGTTGTTCCGAACAGTGTCGAGAAACCTGCCCTCATCCGATCCATTAATGACATAGTAATCAACTCCTAGTTCTTTACATAATGCTTTTGCCACCGTGGTCTTTCCAATACCTGGTGGGCCTGATAACAACATATTTGGTATCTCACCTTGACTTACAAAATCTTGAAAGGTTTTCTTGATATTGTCAGGGAGAATACATTCATCAATTGATTGGGGTCGATATTTTTCAACCCAAATAAAATCACTCATATCATGCCAAAGAAAATTAAACCAAAGGCAACAAATACCATGATGCCCATACTAATAACTGTATTATAGAACCATCTTGGTATTTTGTCCACTCTCTCCTTAATCATAACATAATAAATCAAATGCTATTGTTATTCTATGACTATGGGATTTATGTTCTGTAGTAAAATGTGGAACATATGAAGGAAACAATGTTAATTTACCATCAATATTTTTTGAAGGGTAGTATGATGAATCATCTACATCATCCTCTACCATTTTTACCAATACATTTTCCTTTGTATATTGTGAAAAAGGATTATTATATACAGTTTTAGTATTATCACAACTAACAGTAAAATTACCACTCAAGTAACTATCATTTTGAAATGAGTGATTATGAATTTCAATTCTATCACCTTTTTTCATGATGTTCATCCAACCAGCTAATCCAAAATTTAATATTTTTTTACCAGTTACCTTCATATGATAGTTGTTACACATTGATGCAATCTCTTTCTTTAAAATATTAATATCAGGTTGATCCCATGTAAAAATATTATAAGATCCAAATCTAGCAGTTGTAGTTTCATTTCCCAATCCTGTTCCACCATCATCAAGATTATCTTTTAGAGAGAGAATCTCTTGTTGTTTACTCAAAAGATAATTCTTTAACCTAGAGCATTGAATATTATACGATATTTTTTCCGCTATGAAATAATCCCATGTGGGTGCAAATGGTGATAAAAGTTTTTTATTAACAAAATGAATATAATTTATTTCATTACTCATAACCAATTCGGTTTTCGGGATGGGTCACGAAGATAATTAGATGCAGCCCAAGGTTTGGATGCGATATAA